CGAGCCATAGACCGTGATGGTGTCGCCAACCTGCGTGGCCGTTGGGAGGTCGCCGTTGATAACGGCCTCCACCGCGCCACCCGTGGACTTGTCGAACCCGATGATTCGGTAGCCGAGCCATTCGCGCTCGCTGTTGTTTGGTCCGTCCGTATCTTCATCGTTATAGAACTGAACAGGGTGGCCGCTCCCAATGGCGAGCCGTTGGTTTTGCTGCTCGTCATAGAAGTCGGCCTCAAAGCCGAGCGAAGGCTGTCGCTGTTCAAGACGGCGTGTGCCAAAGAACATGGCGTCGGACAGCAGCGACACTTCATCCCTGCGAGCAAGCACCACGTCGCTTTCCCCGCTTCCAATCTGACCGATTTCCCACGCGGCGATTTGCCGGTCGAGCAGCGACAGGGAGTCGCGGGCTTCCAACACCAATTCGCGGGTTCGCTTGTCGGCTGCCTGAGTCACCGACACGTTTTCAATGATGCCGGACCAAAGAGGACGATGAATGTTTCCGTTGAAGAAAAGAAGCCGCCAATCGTTCAGGCTGTCGTTGAGAAAAATAGGGCTGAGTTCTTGTTCGGTTTGGTCGTCATACACGCGGATTTTTGCGTTGGACACACCGTTCACGGGATAGTCGCAGGACCATTCGCCAACAGCCGAGGGGTTGGTGTTGTCCAATTGGTCGGTGAGCGGGCGATAGACAGCCACGCGGTCAATCATAGTGGTGATAATTGCCCGCTTGTTTTCGACAACGCTCGCTGCGTTGTAGTTCGTGACGAACATTTCCCATCCGGTCATAGCATCGGCATCAATCGAGCCACCAAGCGCGTAGCCCGACGAATACGTTCCGGCTCCGTCGTTGGTGGCCGTGACCTCCGTGCCGTCGTGATACACCTTGAACGTGCCTGCGGTGTAGTCCACCACGAAGTCGAGGTCAAACCACGGCTCTTGTTCGGGCTGTGGGAGGGAGGCGTCAAACTCCATGTGGTAATATGGGACGGTGGCCGACAGGCCGTGGCCGTCGTCGGGCCGGAAGACCCATTCGATAGCGGGTGTTGCTCCACTTGAGCCTGTGGTTGGGTCGAACACCGTGTTGGATGGGAAGCCGACACGCAGGGTGTATTCGACGGGGACGGAGGTGTCGATGCCGGTTTCACGGCCGGGGACGGGTGGGGTGGCGGGGTTGCCATTGTGCGAATGCACAGCCATCCGAATGCCGAACACGTCGCCGTCGTTGCGGGTGTTGAGGTTGCTGTCGAAGTGAATGACCGGCCGGTCGTCGCCGCTTGGGGCCACGTTATTTAGTCGGTGGTCGTCGGACTCGTTCATGTAGGTTCGGACGCACAGGAACGGCTTGCCCGCCTTGGAGCGAATCTGACGGAACAAACGCTCAGGGTAATCGAAGTGCGTCGGGTCGTCGTTGCCGGTGGTCCCGTCTTGGGCTTTGAGGTTTAGTCGTTCGCCCGTCCACACGCCGGTCAAGTGCGCCGTCTGCATGAAGTCGGGTTGGTCCAACGTCGGGAGGGAGCCGGAAATACCGGCGTAAAAGTTCCTGCCGTTGAATGCGTAGTGGTTGTCCCGACCGTGAGTCGCGTCGGTGTCGCCACCGGGGACGTAAAAGCGCAGGGACGAGTCAAAGCCCGACGAGAAGGTCATGTAGGCAGGGTCCGAATTGCTGACTCCCGCCTTGTCGTAGCGCAGGCGGTTCGGGTGAGCAAGCGACGAGGGAAACTGCAATTGCGACATTCCCGCCCAATTGCCGCCCTTGCCGAGCCGCGTTGCGTCGTAGGTGGCCCATCGGGACACACCGCCATTGACGAGCAGGTAATTGGTCGAGTCGGTCCATTCGCCCGATGTGGTGCGGTCCCTGACGCTCCATCGGAAGCGGGGGTTGAGCGTGGCCTCGCCGTTCATCGTGTTGCCATGGTGGGTGTTTGTGTCGTCGTAAGCCCCGTCCGCTGTTGGGACGTTGCCGTCGTCGGCCAAGCAGCGGGAGCCGATGAAGTCCTCGTAAAATCCGGCGAGCCAATAGCCGTATTTCGCGTTCGCTGTTCGCACCATGTATTCTCACCCTGCTTCTTAACTTAGGCTGTCGCTTCCCGATAGGGAAACACCCCTCTCTTGCAGTTTTCGCTCGACTTGGGCGACGATGGTGTTTGCCGCCTGCTCAGTCGTCATGCCGTTGAAATTGTTCGTCATAAAGACCTCGGTGGTGTTGATGAGCGTTTCCACGCCTTTGTTCACCACCTGCTTCACCATGTCGCCGGTCACGTTGCCCTTGCTCATGCCGAAGAACATTTCGTCGCGGGCGTTGGCGAAATCAAAGAGCGCGTCCTTGGCCTGCTCAAGCGGACCGACGTAATTTGCCTCCAACGATTCCCCAAACCCAAGCATGTTATAGAGGTAAGAATCATCTTCTGCGAACTCAGAAATAGCCAACATGAAATCATCGAAGGAGTCGGCTGCCATAGCCGCCTCAATGACCGCGCCTCGGATGGAGGCAGGCAGTTCACCCAAGGCGTTGTTGTAGGCCTCCAACGCCTCTTCGGGCGTTTGGCCGTTAGCAAGCCGTTCTTCACCAAAGCCAAGGTTTGCAGCAACCGTCGAAAGGCCAATGTTGCTACCCGGTCCTGCCTGACCCATGTAAAAGCCGCTTTCTCCCAATTCCTTCGTCATACCAAAAATGGTGTTCTTCATAGTCGGGTCCATTTGCGACGTGTCGTAAAGGTCGTTGAGGGTTCGGGACACGTCATAGATTTCCTGCGCCGTCATGTTGTCGAGCGTTTCGCCCGCAGCCAAAGCCCGCGCAGACTCAAGGCTCAACAGGTCTTGGAGGATTTCACGCTCCACCATCAGGGCGTCAAGGCGGTTCTGTTGGAACTTGGTGAACGTGCCTTGCGAAGACTCCATGTCTTCCTGAAGGTCGAGGATTTCTGCCTCACGGTCAGCAGCAGCCTGAGCCAAGTCAGCGCGGGTTTGGTATTGCTCGCCCATGGCGTTCAATTGGTCTGAGGTGTAGGTGACTGCCGTTCCAAAATCAGCGAACTCGTCAGTCGCTTCCTTGGTCTTCTTTGTGAATTGCGTAAGCATCACAGCACCAACGGCAATAATCCCAACGATTGCGCCAATACCGCTCTTCGACAAAACCCTTTGTGCGACCGTAAGGCGGTATGTTTGTTGAGTCGCCAATTCTTGCCCTGCGGCAAGACCAACCATCCCGGCGGCCGTAGTAGCGGTCTGCGCTCCAAGACCCATCATCTGCACCGTTGCAGGGAGCATGGAGAGGGTCATAAGAATCATTGAAGTCCGCATGGCCTTTTCGTCTTCGCCAAACATACCAAAATACATGGACATAACGCCCATGACGCCCGATGCCTGCATCATGGCTGTGTTGAGGGACATACGGGTCTGATATGCTGCGCGTTCTGCTGCGCTTACCTGATGATATGCTGCCGACAATTGAGGCAATTGACGCAGCAATTGAGCAACCGCTCCCGCCTCCAACATTGTTCCCCTTGCCAAGTCCTCCGAAGCCTTGACGAGAATACGGTCCATTTGAGCGACTTTGGTTTGGGCGTTCACCTTAGTCGCTATTACCTTTTGGAATTGCTGTTCAATCATCATCAGGGAGCGGGTAGCCTCGGTTTGTTGTTGCGTCCCTCGCGTGAATTGTCCCTGCATAATCACAGCCAAGCGGTTTCGCGCTTCTTCCTGCTGAACGACAGCGAGCCTTGCCTGCTTTGCTGCCAAATCAGCCTCGGTCGCTTCAACACCAAGACGGGTCACGTTGTTGTTGTTCCGAATCAGGAAGTTCAATCGCTCTTCGGCCATCATTTTGTTTTTCGTTGCATCAACGACTGCTTGTTCTGCGGCGACTTCGTTATGTTTGATGAATGATTTGTTTTGGACAATTCGGTTAATTGCCTGTTCGATGGCGAGTTCTCGACCAAGCGTTTGAATCTGTTGTTCCGAAACAGTCACGCGATATGCGCTTAGGTTTCCCGTTTTCTTTTCGGTTTCTAACAAGCGACGACGTGCTTCAGCGCGAAGGTGGTCTTGGGTGGTAAGGCCTGCTGTGTGTTGAGCCTCAAGTTTTTCAAGGTTCAATTGCTGCCTCGTCATTTCGATGAGTCGGGCCTTTGTTCTTTCTTGTGCGTTTCCAAATTGTGCGATACGAGCAACATTGTTTAGTCGCTCTCGGTCGGCGTTAATTTGCTGTTGCAGCATTGATTTTTCAATCTGCAACGTGACGTAGTTTTCCCTGCTCATCACGGTTCGCAAACCTGCAAATTGTGATTGCTGCTGAAGGGCCTTGTCGCCAAAGGACAGGCGGAACATTTCTGCTCGCAGAACGCTGTCGATGGCGTCTTGCTCTTGGGCGAGCATGTTCATGCTGTATCGCTGCTGTGCGGTTCGTGCGCCGTAAGCGTTGGCTCGGACAATCTCTTCGCCGTTGATGGCTCGGAGGATGGCCTGCTGTGTGTTCAGCGACACGTTCATGGACATGATGTTCAGGTAAGCCTCACCGACGGGGGAGAAGATGCGGAGGTATTGCTGAAGCATGTAGCCACCTTCAAGCAGCGCACCAAAGACGCCTCCGTCTGCGGCCATGTCCGCAATTGCTTCGTTAAAAGCAGCCTGAATGTTCGTGGCCGTCACCATCGTCGGCAGCAATTCGTCACCGATTGCAGCACGGGCGTTCGACAGCCGTGTTTCGGCCTGCGTCAATTGGAACGCCATGTCCTCAAACCGACGGTTCAATTCGTCTGCGGCGGTGTCTGCTTCCGACATGGCCTGCTTGTTCAGCGTCAGGGTGCGGTTGTGGTTCTCAATCAATTTCAGCGCACGGACGTAGTGGTCGTTGCCCGCAATCGCTTGAGCGAGGTGGACCTTTTCCTCTTCGCTCAGGTGAACGAATGCAGCGGACATATCGGTAATCACGTCCTGCATGGAGCGCAGGTTGCCGGACGTGTCGGTGACGGCGATTCCGTATTTGGCAAGCAGTTCGCGGTTGTTCGACGTGTTGCCCGCAAGACGAGCATACATGATACGGAGCGCACGACCGGCCTTGCCCTGTTCTTCACCGGCCTCAATCATGGTCGCTGAGGCTGCGGCCATGTAGGTGATTGAGTCGCCCACAAGGTTCCCCTGTGCGGCGAATTGGTTCATCACAAACGTAATCTGTTCCATGTTCGCAGCGGAGCGGTTTTCGACCGTGTTCAATTGGTTGAGCAGGTGAATCGAGTTCTCGCGAATGATGTTGGCTCGCGCCTCCGCGTCCATAGCCATGATTTGCTGATGGGTGAACTCCCCATACATGAACGCCGTCTGCTGTTGCAGGTTAATCATGCGGGTCATGGCTGCCTCGGTCGTCATACCACCAATCAGACCAAACTCAATACCCGTCTGCGTAGCAGCACCGACGGATGCTCCACCACCAACGATAGCAGACAATTGCGCCATACGCGCACCGGCCATAAGTGCTTGGTCGGCCGTAAAGCCCATCTGCTCACCAATGGCTTCAATCTCGGTCCTGACCGCCGTAGCCCCTGCGAAATTGGCGAACTTGTCGAACTCGATGCGGGCCATGGCGACCTCGCGGGAGAGCGGCACGGTGGCGTCCACCAATTGCTGCATTTGGTCGCTGATGAGGCCGACCGATTCACCAATGCCCGACAGACCGTCGAGCATGATACCTTGCATAACGCTGATTTTTGCTTGGGCGTCGTCAATCAGACGGGTGGCCTGAAACGACCCCACAACGTCGAAGAACACACGGGATGCGCCCGCTCGCAGAACGACCATCAACGCCCCAACACACAGGGCGACAACGGGCATCAGGTCGAGGAAGAACACGAAAAATCACCGCTATGCTAATCTCGACTCACGATGGGAATACCCATCCCCTTGAGCATCTCAAGGCCTTGGCTGTCGTTTAACAGTTCACGCTTGGCCTGTCGCTGCTTCCTCCGTGCGACCATGGCGTTGCCGTCTGCCTTCTTTTTGGCCTTTTCGGTGGCCTCGCTGATGCGGTCCTGCATATCCTGTGCAACCGTCAGGTCGAGCATCATGCGCTCGTTGCCGCCTTCGCAGTCGTAGCGGTCCCACAGGTCCGAGGGAAGCGTCCCCTTGTAGGCCATCGTCAGGCTTGGGGCGACTCGGAAGAAGGTTCCAAAGGGGGCGCACCGTCCGGGTCGTCCCCACGCACGAAGCCAAGAATCATCCTGAGTTCTTCCGAGGTCAGGTCGTCAATGTCGAAATCCTTTGGCTCAACAATGCAATAGGGAACCCACGACCGGATTTGATTTTCGTAGCCCGCACCGGCCTCATCGAGAGCAGCGGAGAATTGCTGCTGTTGCTCAAGGGTCCATTCTGACGGGTCAAGCCCGAAGTGGGCGTGGTCGCGGAACACGCGAGCCTGAATGTTCTCAATCTTCAGTTTCGCCATTCCGCCTGCTTGACGGACGACGAGTTCTGTTCCATCATCAAGTGTGAAGGTCTTTTTCAATACGGGCATAATCACTCACTCTTCTTTTTCTTCGGCGTTTCGCCGCTCTTCTTGGCCGGGGCCTTCTTTGCAGGAGCCTTCTGCTGCTTTGGCTCCACAAGGAGTTCCTTAAAGACGCCGGGGCGCACTTCCGTTCGCTCCCAAACGCCGAGGTCGTCCTCATATCGAATCGTCATTTATCTCCCTCCATCAAGGCGTTGTTTCGTAGGTCATAAACACAAAGACGAGGCTTTGCAGGTTCTTGTTTGGAATAATCGTGAGGTCGTGGATTTCGACAAGACCGGGGCGAGAGCCAATCCACGCCTGAAGGTCGGCATCGAGGTTTTCCACGTCGCTAACCAACCGCTCAACGACCACGTTTGCGGGTTGGACGGGCATTTAACCACCTCAATAGGTTCCGGCGGTTGAGTTGAAGACGTTAATGTCCATCATCTTGTCCGTGTCGCCCGCATCAACGAGAGCCACGAACCCAACGCTCATGGTGTTGGTGTCCCGACCGCTGACGTTGGCTTCGGGAGCCTCAAAGCGAATCTTGTAAAAGGTGAAGGACAGGAGTTCGGCCGTGGTGTCGTCACCGAACACGACCTTGAGAGCCGCGCCACCGGAGCCGGGGTTGAACTCCAAGCCGTCCTCGGTCGTCAGTTCGGTGTAGGTCGGCTCGCCCACGGTGTCGGTGTGGACCACTTCGTTGAACTCGATGGTCCCGCTGATTTCACGACGCTGCACGGGCGGCGCACGAATGTAGGTGGTGCTGCCGAGGCCACAGGCGTTGTCGCCGTCGCGGTTGAGGTTAATGTCGAAGGAAATGCTCTTCACGGCGTTGGAGGCCGTCGAGCCACCGTCAAAGAACACCTGCGCGTTGCTGAAATAGAGAGCGGGCAGGGAGTCGGGGAA